CTCACGGCACGTGAGACACAGATGCTAGAGGAAACGCTAGTCCAACGCTTAATGGTGCAGGTCACTCCTAAGGGACGTGGCAAACAATACTGGCCCATCGGGAGGTAACATGAACGAGGATCAGGAACGGATCATGCAGCTAGAGCAACAGCTTGAGTTGCTACAGAGACAGCGCCAGCATGAATACTACGAGCGCAGTCCAAGCATGTTTGAAATGGTGCGGAAGTTCCATGAGAAGTTCGGACTTGAGATTCGTGACAAGCCTATCGGCTTCTCATTGGAGGACGACGATCACGTGCAACTGTTTGAACTCCGCAATGCACTGCATTTGGAGGAAATGCGAGAATTCCTTGAGGCATGGGAGGGAGAAGATTTGGTAGCATTCACGGATGCTATCTGCGATCTGATCTACGTCCTGTGCGGTACTGCCGTTTCGTTTGGTATCCCTCTGGATGCATGCTTCGCTGAAGTGCAGCGTAGTAACATGAGCAAGCTAGGTGAGAACGGAGAACCTATTGTCCGCAGTGACGGTAAGATTCTGAAAGGCCCGAACTTCAGTCCTCCCGATCTACGAACGATTATCTATGGTGCCAACGAAGAAGCAGATTGACAGTGGTAGTTACAAACTCATCGGGGGCGTATGGCACAAAATTTGCAAAGGGCCATCGCATGATGAGCCGACGTATCTGCCTGCGACTCCAAAGTATTTCTACTTCCTCAACAAAGGGCCACGTGCCCTGCGACCTATAGCCCGATGCCGTCTCTGCCATCATTGGGCACGGCTCAAGAATCCTGGTCAGCTACAGGGACTCGTTCCGGTTGCCGACGTAGCTCCGTTCTACGTGGAGGTAGTGAATCGTATCGGTATGACAGAGCTACACAAGCGGTCGGGTCTATCGCTGAATCATATCAATGGCGTCCTGTCGCGCAGCTATAAGCATGTCAGGAGAGCACAGGTACGTAGGCTCATGCTAGAGCTAGTCTCCATCCATCGCAAGAAAGAATACTCGATTAACTCTCAGGCCCGATGGCGTGCAGAGCGACGTAACAACACGGGTATGGAGACATGCCCTAAGTGTGGTACTCCTAAGAATAACTACACGCGGGGTTGCCCATCCTGTAGAGCTAGGCTGTATGACAGGCATCGCAAAGGTGGTATGCCTACTGAGGAATACGATAGGATTAGAAGGGAACTACTAGACGATGAAGCGGCATAACACACCCTCAAACAATACGACGTGTCTGGTTGTCCTGATTGTGACAATCATGACCGTCGTTCTAATGTTCCTGGGATTCTTTGATTCCTGGCAATAGGAGGTATCATGCGTATCGAGATTTATAAGAAGCGTTGGCAGTTGCTGGTTCGCAAGCCTACCTTCAAGGAACACTTCTGGTTTGTGTTGGTTGGCGACAACGGCGAGGTCATCGCAAAGAGTGAGGAATACACTCAGAAGCACAACGCGACCGAACTTATCGCAAAGTATTTCCCCGACGCGACAGTGCTTGATCGCACGAAGTAGCATGGCCGTAGCACCTGTAGTCAACAAGGCACCGTATGCCCTGTGCGGGGAGTGCCCCTTGCAGAGCGCACAGTGTGTGCCGACTAAGCACCCTACGAAGTTGCCTGCCAAGGGTGCAATCGTATCGCGGTCGCCCTGTAAGCCAGAGGTAATGGCAGGACAGCCATTTGCCTCACAGTATGGATCAGGAAAGATCCTGGACTTCCTGTTCAAAGAGAACGGAGCAGATCGTGAGGAATTTCTACTTACGAACGTGGTACTCTGTGTTGCACCGGATGGGAAAGTTCCTCCTGAGGCAATCAAAGCCTGTTCAAGTAGACTTGCCCATGATATCGATGGGTACGATACAGTTATCGCCGCTGGAAGTGAGGCTGTTGGCGTCCTTATTGGATCGGGCACTATCGACAGACTTAGGGGATATCGTCATAACGTTGCCGGACGGACGGTGGTGGCAACTAACAATCCTGCAATCGTCCTACATTCCGACGAAAAGTTCCCCGACCTCAGGCGTGACTTCCGACGCGCACTGAATCCACTACCGCCCCCTGTCCTACCCACTGTGGAGGTTATCGAAGATGTTGGAAGTGCGAGAGATTACATTGAAACACTTAGGGGAAATCAGCTTGTCGCCTGCGACATTGAATCAAGAGGTGGACTCACTCACAAAGCAACTCTCATCAGCATTCAATTCGCAACTGATGGAAGCCGTGGAGTCGTACTTGGGGAGCGGGGTGGCATTTTTGAGGATCGAGATTTCATCCGAGATTATCTGCGACCCCTACTTGAGAGTGATGAAACCAAGTTTACCTGGCACAACGGAAAGTTCGACACCAAGATCCTCAGATACTCCTACGGAATCCAGGCCCGAGTAGATCATGACACTATGCTACTCAGCTACGCCCTTGACGAGCGTTCAGGTACAGACGAACGAGTCGGGGTACACGGCCTTGATTATCTACTCATGGACACGTTCGACTGGCCTTACTATTCTAGCCCAACTATTGAGCGAGCCAAGCGGACGGGTGTTGTAGAGGATTATGACGAGTTCTACAACTATGCTGGTCTTGACGTGGGTGGCACCTTCCGTCTTTTCGCCGAGCAGTATCCGAGGGCGGAAAAGGACGATGTACTTGGTATGTACAGGCGTCTACTCATCCGAGGGAATGAATTTCTCACTGAAGTAGAACTGAACGGCATGATCTATGACAAGGATCAAGCAGCCGATATTCATGAGTTTGTGGTAGAGCCTGAACTACGTGAGCTAGTGATGCATATGCAGAAGGCTACCGGCAATTCGATCCTGAATCCAGGTAGCAATACACAGATGGCTCACCTACTCTACGATGAGTGGGGAATCAAGCATGCGATGCAGAAGCGTAAGCCGACGCTGCAAATGCCAAACCCCCACAGGTCGGTGGATGACTCAGCCCGTAAGGAAATCCTGGAAGGGAGGTTCAAGTTTCATGGAGACACGGTTACGCAAAGAGATGGCAATCATATCCGCACGGTGGAGAGCAGCGATGCGGCAGATCGCAGACAGTTTTACGTCGGTTTCACGGAGAAGTACGACCGATTCCAAAAACTCAAAAAGCAGTCCTCCACCTACCTCATCGGATTCATCAAGCGAGCAGAGCTAGATGAAGCTTCCCGGATTTATACGCAACTCAATCTCCACGGAACTAATAGCGGACGACTTTCATCAAGCCGACCCAACCTACAGAATATTACTCGATCTAAGGAAGGGCTACCTGATATACGCAAACTCTTTCGTGCCTCTCCTGGGCGACAGATTGTACAGGCTGACTTTTCTCAGGCCGAGCTTCGATGTATCGCTCAATTTTCAGGTGACACGGAACTCACTAGAATCTACAAGGAAAATCTCTCTCTGCATAAGGAAACCGCTACACGATTCTATGGCAGTGACTATACCCCCGAGCAATACTCAACGTGCAAAAACGTAAACTTCGGAGTGTTCTACCAGCAGGGTGCCGATACGTTTCAGGAGAAGCATGGCATCCCGAAAGAGAAGGCCGAGCCATATATCAAGTGGGTATGGGAAACCTTCAAGGGTGTAGCACAGTGGGAGGAAGATGTTGCGAAGGAAGTCAAGAACAAGCGTGTACTCGTTTCGCCTTTTGGAAGGAAGCGACGTTTTCATCTGCTCACTAGAGAAAATATCCAAGCCGCCTTCCGAGAGGGAGTTAACTTCTATCCACAATCTTCTGCAAGCGACCTCACCCTATGTGCGGGAATTACTCTTAGTAATGAAATCGATCGATCCCGAGCTGCGATTGGAATTCTCGTACACGACTCCATCGTGGCAGATGTACAAGAGGACTACATTGAGGAATACTCTACGATCTGCGATCAGATCATGGCTTCCGTGGCAAAGGATGAACTAGGCTGGACTCTGCCATTCAAAGCTGAAATCGGCATCGGCCCTAATTGGGGAGAAGCAAAATGACACCGCCAATAAGTGCGACACGACTATATCAAGTAGAGTTGTACAGTCAGCATGGTACCGACGCTCGACACTGGAAAGTTGTAGCCGAAGCTATCTCGGAACGCTATGCTATCGACTACGCCTTGCAATGGACTACGACGCTACCAGCACGTGTCTACTATGTTGCTCCTGATGGTAGGCAGTGTATATTCACGACCTTTGTAGAGTCATCGAAAGCCGTCGGATATGTCGCAGCCTAATCTCACTCCGGGACAAATTGTTGCTTGGAATCATGCGAAGTACCACGACCTGTCCGTTCCGATCCCCGAGTGTGGGCGCTGTGAGCGCACCCGGCGACGGGCGCTAAATACCAATGGTCGGAACAGCTACGATCCACAGCGGCCGAGTGGCCGGGCGTCCGACTCCACCCCTCAGGAGACGGCAGGACAGCGATGATTAGCGTACTCTCCTTAGATCCTGGAAAAACCACAGGATACTGCTTTGCAAAGATAGAAGGACGCAAGATGACTCTGGAAGTCGGGGAGGCAGAGTGGTCTTTGATCGAAGTCTTTGAGAGAGTACGCGAAGTGTGTATCGTGCGAGGTTCCCATATCGTCTACGAAACGTTTGAGTACCGCAACGCTGCACGTGCGGGTCTGAACCTCACGCCTGTGAAGGTCATTGGAGTTATCGAGCTATTCCAAGGATGGTACAAGCCTATGATCGGATTCTGGCCGCAGTCGGCAGCATCCGGCAAGTCATTCTACAGTGACGAGAAACTCAAATCCCTTGGAGTTTATAAGGTCGGCAAGAAACATGGACGTGATGCAACCCGACATATGCTACAATGGATGAACTTCGGCGCAGGATCACAGTTCGTAAACATTGACGACGTAACGATGGAGCTAGTCTGAGGGGGTGATGCCTGTGTACCATCCTACATTCCCTGAGATACAAAGGGGGCACCCGCCCAGGAGAGGATAAGCGGAGTGCCCCCTTTACTTCCCCGGCAAGGGAAGCTCGTTTAGAGCGAGACGTTATCGCTCAGTGCTGCAATCAGTAGCAGGATGAAGATCGCTACCAGGCAAACGTCAGCGAGTGTAATCACTATCCGCCACCGCCCGGCCCACTGACCTCCGAATCCGGCTTGTTCTCATAAGTGGTGACTCCCAACTGTGGAGTACCATTCTGCGTAGCCGCGATTGCAAGGATCTGCTTAATCACGGATGCCAGTGCTGCGAATCCGGCGAGCTTAAGTGCGTCCTCCCATCCGACTCCAAGGTTGTCGAACACGGGGCTGGCAGCGAGGACGCCAAAGAATGCAGTAACCGCCGTCCAGAAAACGCGCTCAACGGCGTCGAGAATTGCGGCCTTACTCACTATTCCTCCTAGATGTTGTATGTGCGATAGTGGTTAATATCATGGCGATATCGATAGTTGTAGTAACCCATCGGATAGCTACCCATCGACAGCACCATGTCGTTTCCTACGTACATTGCAACGTGTGTTGGTGACCCGTATGGAAAGCCGGGCCGGGGGTTATAAACGAAACCGTAGAAGATCAGATCCCCAGGTAGTAGCTGTTCTCTAGGAATCTTGGTTCCGTTCGACGCGAGCGTTCCTGTGTATCCAAGCCCGTCGTACCCCCTTCCATTCGGATCTTTCACTCCCGCAGCGAAGTAGCAATTGGTAACAAATGCCGAGCAATCCCAACGGTTTGGAACCCACGGCGGTTTGCCCAATGAGAACTTTCTGAACTGCGAGTATGCTATCTGTGCCCTGTGGTAGTACCAAAAGAAACCGGCTTCAACTGCCTGCTCTCTGTCTGTCTCTAGGAACTCGTTGCAGAAATCTGCACACAGCTTATCGGCATAGCTGTCGAAAGCTGGCTCTCCTGGTTTGTTCTTGGCTTTGGCCTTCTCCAATGCATTGTGCGTAGGCATGCCGATGCGTTCGGTAACCTCTATACCTCTACGCTTCTGCCACTTGCCTACTGCCTCTGCAAAGCGAGGGCCATAGTACGCCGTGAAGTCATCCCCTAGCCAGGGATATAGGTCGGGCGCGGTGCGTGATAGGGCACGTTTGTGTCCTATCACGTCCTTACCCTGCGTACCTACTTTCAGGGTTCTACAGAAACTAACTTCAGGCATTGTCGTCGCTTTCAGGCTCAGGTGCCGACTCAGGCTCAGGAGAATCCTCAGACGGCACTACATCGCCCTGTGACTCGTCAGCATCATCGACCTCAGGATCATCAGCCACAGGCCCATCAGGATCAAGCACTTCAGACATTTCACACCTCCTTTCCCATTAGTCGCTTACGGTAGAAATTACCAGCAATCGAAGTAAGCGTGAGCATGACTTGCACAACGATGAATCCTATAACAACGCTATCATTGAGAATACGACTTGGCGGGGGAGTCGTGATAGCCAGTACACCCAGGCACAGGAAGAAGAACAGTGCTACAGCGATACTCAGATGAATAAGTACCGCCATTCCTGCGACTAACTCAGCTTGTGTCTTACTCATACCTTCGATCTTACTGTGTGGTATGGCAGCGTTATCTCTGATAGCGTCGTACAGATTCTTGGCACAAGCGAGGAACCCAACTAAGGCGGTCAGTGTCCATGAGATATTGAGTAGTGTCCAGTCCACTAATGACCCCTTCGTAATCTGGCGACATAA